TACCAGTGAGTGTAAGCCCATTGACCGTACCCGTACCACCGACAGAAGTAACCGTACCACCACCCCCACCACTAGCTGCGGCCCAAGTACCATCACCACGCCAAAAAGTAGAAGAACTCGCGCTAGTACCATTATTTAAGTTACTAACTGGCAGGTTGCCCGTTACTTGGGTCGCTAAGTTAACCCCAGAAAGAGATCCGCCGAGCGTTAAGCTACCCGTAGAAGTTACAGTACCAGATAAAGAAATGCCGTTAACGGTACCCGCACCACTAACAGAAGTTACCGTTCCGCCTCCGCCGCCAGTAGCTGCGGCCCAAGTACCGTCGCCACGCCAAAAAGTAGAAGAACCTGCACCCGTACCACCATTGAGGTTAGCGACCGGTAGATTGCCCGTTACTTGAGTGGCTAAATTAACATTAGAAAGAGATCCACCAAGAGTCAAGTTACCCGTGCTTGTGACCGTTCCTGATAAAGAAATACCATTAACCGTACCCGTACCACCAACAGAAGTAACCGTACCGCCACCCCCACCGCCAGCGTATTGAGGAATATTTAGCGTATTACCTACAAGAGTTGCTGCGCCGCTGGTCCCCGTCGTTGTCAAAGTAAGCCCAGAAACTTTTACAAAATCAGACCCGTTCCATGCAGCTACGCATTTCTCCCCGGCGGCGATTGTGATGCCCGTAGTTGGGCCGGGGGCAACTAACCTAATTGACTGGGTGCTGCTGGAGTTGATGACAACATAGGCTTTACTTTGAGCCGGGGCTGTGATTATCCGGGTAACTGTTCCGGCAGCGGTCCATAGAAGAACGGCTGATCGCGCTTGATTAGAGGCTTCTTGTGTAGTCGTTAGCGTTACATCGGCATCGGTAGAGAGCGTTGTCGTCCCAGCCACCGCCGAGTCAAGCAGCGAAGTGATTGAGTCATTAACCGTATTACCCCACTGGTTGTTCAGTGATCCAGTTACGGGTAGAGCGAGACCAAGAAGTGGGGTTGCCATGAATATTCCTTACGCAGCTATTTGTGTCCAAGACGGGGATGCAGTATTACTAGTAACTTGCGTCCATCCGGGTGACGTTGGGTTTGATGTTACGGGGTTCCAATTTGGATTTTGGGTTGTCGTTACATTTGTCCAATTGTTTTGCGGGAGAGAAACCTGACCAACGCGCCCGACGCCCTGAACGCCGTTTACCAATAATACAACAGATCGCGCTACGAATACACTACCAACTTGTCCGTTACCTTGGACTCCGGTAACAAGAAACCCGCCTTTTACATCTACTGTACCAACCGCTCCGGTAGCCGCCACCCCATCTGGGTAGACAATAATTTCTCGGAATAAATTACCAAGCTGGCCGACGCCCTCAACGCCAGTGACTGTAACTACATAGCCGTAATTTAGTACGACATCGCCAATCTGACCGTTGCCTTGGACACCCGTAACTGGATGGTTGGAGACATAGAACGCCTCGCTTTCAAAACCACCGCCGTCAAATGCGCCTTCGCTACCGACGAGTGAAACAGAGTCAACCTGACCAGCGGCTTCTACTCCAACAAGATCAATTACAACCGGAAGGTTGACGCCAACAGATCCAATTGCGCCGGTACCCGCAACCCCTGTAACTGTGTAAGAAATAGGAAGTTGTACAGTCGGGGAGCCAATCTCACCCGTAGCGGAAACGCCAACAACATCAACTGCAACTGGAACGCTGACAGTAACTGACTCAATACTTCCGGTGCCAACAACTCCAGTAACAACAAAAGTATTTGAACCTGTCGCGGTTACTTGACCTATTGCCCCAGCACCTGCAACTCCAGTAACGGTAAAGCTACTTGCACTGGATACTGATACACTTCCTACAGCACCAGTCCCTTCGACTCCAGTAACTGTGTAGGAGGAAGGAAATACTGCGGTTATTTGACCGACCGCCCCAGTACCTTCAACTCCGGTAACGACAAAGGTCGTAGCTACAACCGCTTGGCCGATAGCACCGGTACCTTCAACCCCAGTGACCTCGACACCAAGAACATTTGTTACAGTACCTAGCTGCCCTGTACCTGCAACCCCAGTAATCGCTACTGATACTGAAAAGACGGTCTGGCCGATTTGCCCTGTGCCTTGGACCCCAGTAACAACAACAGTTTGGCCTGATACATAAAATGCGGTTGACTCAAAACCCGCCGCATAAAACGCGCCTTCTAACCCAACTGCTTGCGCTGTACCTATCGCGCCTGTGCCTGTTACACCAGTTGGTGTAACAATTATAATAATTGCGGGAGTGACTGTACCAACAGCACCTGAACCGGAAACGCCGGTAACAGAAACACTAGTTGGAACAGAGACGGTGCCAATTGCACCCGTACCGGAAACGCCGGTTACTGTATAGTTTATAGATACTGCGACACTAGCTGTGCCTACAGCACCAGTGCCTTCGACCCCTGTAACTGCGGAGCCAGCACCTGTTTCAAAGGCTGTCGGCTCAAACCCATATAGGCTAAACGCCGCAGCCATGACTTACCCCATTTTAGACAGTTCTGCGCTTACACCACTTACTGTGATAACACACTCAACTACGGGTATAGAAAGAACCCAACTTGTCGTAGCCTCGTCCCAATTATAAGCCTGACCATCTGTAGGCATTGGAGTAGGTGGTTCCCATACGCAAGTATCTTCGTTTAAAACCCAAGATACAAAAGGTTTTGGGCAAATAAAAGCATCTCGTTGCTCGTCATAGGTGTAACCAATCCCAGCGTAATTCTTACGGAAAGGTGTGCCGCCCCTTAAATGCTGACCTGCACAAGTATTGTAGCTAGTCTGTTTACAAACCTGACCACGAAACTCGCCGTACCACTGCTCCCAATCAACACCATCCTCACCCTCATCTCTTCCGGGTATAACTTCAGTAACAATATTATTAGCGTCAAGAAATGCGTAATGTGCCATGTTAATTACCATTGAATAGGGCCAGTACCGGAACTAAATCGATACACTTTAAAACCAGACCGGATTGTTGTATTTGGTGTTGTTGAACCCGCAGAATTATTGACCCATGCACTGCCGTTCCATGATTGCGTAACTAGACCCGTAGAAATAGAAGAAAGATTGGGGTATGTATCTGCGTAAGCAATCATAACCACGCCAGAACCGCCGTTACCGTTTCTTACTCCCGGGTTATACCCGCCGCCGCCACCGCCGCCACCTAAATTGACACCGCCGTCATTGATGGTTGCATTTGCATTAGCTGTATTAACTGCGCCTTGCCCCCCGCCGCCAGTACCGCCTGATGCAGCAGCGCCACTACGTTTCCAACCGCCGCCGCCACCAGCATACGTAACAGAAGAGCCAGTAATCGAACTCGCAGAACCGTTGCCACCAACGCCACTTGATCCGCCTGACCCCGCAGCCCCTGCTCCACCACCCCCGCCGCCAGTATTATTGTCTACGTTGCCGCCGCCATTATTACCTTGACCAGAAGTTCCGTTACCACCAGCACCGGCTTGATTGTAATATGTCCCCCCGCCAGAACCACCAGCACCTATGGTTGCGCTGTAAGTTTGACCGTCTGTACCCGCTGGCCCCCCTCCAACAGTTGTGATTGAAGCAAAAACAGAAGCTGATCCCTGTGGGCCAACTGGGTTGGTAGTGACAGCGGCTGCTCCTGCCCCAACAGTAACGGTATATGCTGTGGATGAAGCTACGGACAGTGTACTAGCTAATAGTCCGCCAGCACCACCGCCACCGGAATATTGATACCCGCCAGCACCACCACCGGCAACAACAAGGTATTCAACGGAGGGTGGAGCGAAAGACTGTGACGGCCAAATAGAAGCTCCGCGAGCTTCTTGCACTTCAATCATAGTCCAAACACCAGATGCAACACTGGTTGTAGGAAGTCTTTGCGGGCCAATAATCCCGCTATTACGTCTGTATGTCATTTAAGTAACCGTCTCAAATGATTAACTAATATTTTCGTAGCTGACAACAAAGTGCAGCGCGTTTGCTGTAGCTGACGTAATGTAAATAGACGTACCTTCCATTAGATAAAAAGACGTTGATTTATCCGTTACGATCAAAGAAGCGTTAGCAGGGACTGCTACTTGATACGCCAGATGATATGCCGTGCCGCCAGCAGGTGCAGAGCCTTGAGCAACCGATCCATTTGTGTAAATACCGACTGTCGCATTTACTGCGGACCCAGTTGCATTTGAAACAACTATATTTTCAATTTTGTAGACCAAACCGCTTGACGCAGCGTTGGGCAGCAGAATAACAGATGTTGTCCCTGTTGGAACAAAATACGTCGTAGTGCCATAAATAGCACTGACGTTAACTATATTCGGATTTGCCATTTCTAATCCTTAACTAAATACGATAGTAATAGCGATTGCTTTACCAGTTGTTGCGCCGGTACCGGTCAACGTGCCCGAAGCCAATGTAAGCGCACCCGCTACAGCAAGTTCTTCAGCTACACCTGTGCCAGTAGGGGTGACCGTCCCGCTTGACGCATACGCTGTGTAGGACGTGGTATTTAAAGCACTTCCCTGAAAAGTCACCGTGAATGTAGTAGATAGCGGCGTCGTGTTTACCACATAGGTATTCCCGTTTAACTGGGTCATACCCCCTACACCAGAGATGGTAATTAACTGACCAACGCTTAAATTGTGCGCTGCGGAAGTCGTGAACACCCCCGGATTGGCCTGAGTTACCCCAGTCAAACTTGATGTCGTCGCGCCAATCGCCGTCGTTCTCCCAAACAACTTAGGAGAACCAATAGCCAGAACGTGGTCAGAGTTCCAGTTTGACGGCTGGACTAGCGTTCCATCCGAACCGTCAAGCTTACCGCTGGTAAACCCGTGTTTAAGAGAGATAGCCATTATGCAATCCGGATAATCGCCGTCGAAGCTGTAGCTGATGGAAACTGAATTGTGAAGTTAGCCGCGCTCGATGACTTAGCTCCACCAAAATCTAGAATCGCGCTAGCCGGGCGAACTAGTGAACTACCGCCAATTGTTAGCGTAGCGTTCTGATAAATCATAGCCCCGTAAGCAGTGATAGTTGCTGTAGTCCACGTCGTATCAGAAAAGTTAATATACGCCGTCGTTCCGCTAGAAATAGGAACTTGAGATACCGAAAGCTGATTTCCGCCAGCAGTATATCCAGTACCCGTCACTTCACCACTAGTGGTATAAATAGTAGTCGCGGCGGTAAAACTTGGCGTATTGTCGTACAGGGCGATAAAGAACGCCCCACCAACCATACTGGTTGAGGTCACGGTAGACGATGCACTCAATGTGTACGTCCCGATTCCGCCAGTACCCGTACCATATGCTGTAATATAACCAATGGTCGTGTTAGGTGCCGCAGCGGTGGTGATACCCATGCCAATAAATAGCGTACCCGACGCAACTGCGGAAACGGTGAGCGTGGTACTACCAGCGGTAGAACCAGTAAAAGTACATCCAGTACCCGTTTGAAAATTAGTCACCCCATTCATCAATCCAACTTTGAACGAGGTAGGCATGAAGTTGCCGGTAAAAGCCATAATAAACTCCTAAAATTAAGTGACTGCTTGCCGATATTGGCCGGAACGATAGGCGTCTTGGCGTTGTTTGCCGTCACCTAATTGCTTGAGAAGCTGTATAGATTGGAGATACATTTTCTCGTAGTTCTGAATAATATCCGGTTCGCCTTTCATAAACCTAATTGCTTCAAGCAACGTGCCGTTTAACAAAGCAGAATCAAAGTTATCGCCAAGCCAAGTAGTATTAGCAGTTACAATTGACTCAGGATAATAGTAATAGTGTAATTCTACACTATACGCGGCGTCTGGGGTAGGGCCAAGAATAAACGTCAACTCAGTCGGAAACGAGGTTTGTGGGCCAAAAATAGCGTAGTACTTTGGCAACCCCGTACTTGTGGGCGTGGGGTATGCCTCACGAATAAAGTTCACGTCTTTATTAAGTAAATATGTGTACGCCCCATCCGTTCCAATCACTGCCATAGAATAACTAGACAAATAATCATTAGGACAACTAAGATACTTATTTGACGGGGTAAGGATACCAGTTACGTTTGTACGAAGGTTGGCAATCTGGACCGTATTATAAATTTTCTGTTCAGCCTGTTGGATGAACATATTCATATCCGCAGTCGGAAACGTATTCTCCGTAATGTCAGATACATACGTGACCAGATTAGCGTAGTTCATGCCATCGGACCCCGAGCCATCGTGCCTTTAGTCGCGCACCCAGTACCCCGAACTTTGATACCGGAAGTCTTAGCTTCTGCGTACGGCTTACTCTTGTACCCATTAACACTCATGTTGATCTCAGCAACACTGTCTTTGGCGTTATGGGCCTTGATATGCGCGTCGATGTCCATATCCGCACCAGTCATAGTATGCGGCTCGGCGTAGGTTGAAGCGGGACCAACTTCTTTCCCACCTTTTTTCATGCTATATGTAGCCATTACTTTCCCCGTGCGCTACCGCGCTGGTTCATGGCGCGAGACAGGTTTTTCCCGTACTTAGCGCGATCAGCCGTGGTTGGACCACCAGCTTTCATCTTCTTGGCACCGGGATGCAACTTCTTCTCGTGGGCACGGACCTCCGTGTCCGCAATAGCTTTAACTTCCTTTTTGTCCATTATGGACTCCTATGTCGTCGTAACCGTTACTATACCAATTTGCCCCAGCAGAACCAAGTTATTTGGTGTTAGTTGATCGTCAAACCCCCTAGACCCACCAACAGGGTTCCAACCCCACTGAATAATTCGACTACCTTGACCATTATCTCCAGACTGGTAATAACTTAAATCAGGGCGAGGACTACGAAGAGCTTGTGGGTCGTCTACCGGAAACATCCCCAACTGTAACTGCGGTTGATCTGGAACCCAACATGTTGGGCACGCCTTAATATCCGTTACTTTAGTCTTGATGATCAGTTTGCGAAGCTGATGTAGTTTATACCTAAATGCACATATGTCACACTCGGCAATCGCCTTGTACCCAGCGGCAAAGCGGTTACCCACAATTACCCTCTACCAGCGCGAAATGCCCTTGGAACAAATCGAATCGGAGCTTTTTCCCTATCCTCACCTGCGGCAAGATCAAACTGTTCGTCGTACACTTGCTTCAACATCGGCAACCGGTCCATTAGTTCCGGTACCTTCATAGCAATATAGTACGCCAGTCCTGCTGCCAAGCAAGGCAAAAACCTGAAGTTGATGTCTGCTGTGTTAACTCCCGTACCTGCGTCCTGAACCCTACGCATCCGCCAGTACATAAACTGGTACGTCTGCGAATTGTCCGGGGTAGGCCAAACAGTAACGGCTGGAAGATTGGGGTTGTAAATTGCAGCGGCTGCTGTATGAGATGCCGCAGTTGTACTTGCTTGTCCACGGAAACAGTTGTATAGGGTATTCCCTGATATGTATCCGTAGTTGATGATCTCGTTGTCTATCTTAATAAATCCAGTAGCCGGAAGCCCAACTACCGAACTAAGAACAATCGTAGTATTAGTACTAGTAATGCTAGTCGATAGGGTTGAACCAGTGGGAGAAATCTGCCCACTTAATCGCTGGACCCACACCTGAATCGGCCTAGCTTGAGTAATCTTGTTAGGGATACTAGCGTAGGTAGAAACACTGATCCGTGAGATCGTCAGGTCAAATTGTGTTGATGCGTTGTTTGCGCCCGTGCGAATAACATGTTCTAACAGATCAATTGTGTCTACCGGCAAAGCGTAAGTATTCTGACCGGGAGTCATAATGAATGACCCCTGATCAATCGTCCACATGTTGATGCCGCGATTCTGCCACTCGACAGTCATCAGATTCATGGAACGGCGAGCAGTACGTAAGTCGTAACCCGTTCGCATCTCCCGACCGGCGCGTTCCCACGCTTCTTCGGCTAACTCCGAGAAGTCAAGATCAAAACTAGAAGTGCCGGAAGTTGCCATTATCTAAACTTAGCCGTTTTCTTTGCTACTGACTTGGGTTGCGCTACAAACTGCTTACCGGCTTTCTTACCTTCACGTTTGGCCTTAGTTGTCGCCGCATATTCTGCGGAGCTAAGACTTGCAATCGCCTTCTCAGGCAGATACCTCTCCCCAGTTTTGCTGGATGGCTTACCACTCTTAGTACGCCACTTCTGATCACCCCAGTCTTTAAGCGATTGCTGCGGCGGCTTCAATCTCGGTAACCTCCACCAGCCGCTTTATATTTCTTAGCAACAAGCTGGGCTTTACGAGCAGACCACTGACCTGCGCCTGTACCTTGAGTAGCAGCAGCTTTTACCTGAGACACAATCCGCTTACGAAGACTGGGTTTTGTGTAGTTACCAGCAGCATTTACCCCACCGCCTTTAGCATACATGTCAACAGAGTCGGGATTGTCCTTCCGGTGGATTACCTTCGACTTGGGCATTTTAGATGGGTTGATGTCCCCCATACCCCGACTTGCTCTCATACCATCCGGCCTTTAGTCTTGCCGCGTTGAGCGCAACCGTCAGCACGCTTGGAAACCGAGCCGCCTTTAGCAAACATTGGTTTACCTTTCTTGGGCATAGCTGGAGTCGTTGGGCCTTCGTAGTCCATCGGAGGTTGACCTTTTTCGGCAGTGTAAATATCCGAGTCCGGTGACTTGGGCTTACGCTTACGTGCCAAAGGTGGCATTGGTTTTGTTGGGCCTTCATCCGGCATCGGAGGCTGACCCATTTTAGCGGTGTAAATATCAGTTTGTGCCATGATAGTTCCTTAACAGGCTTTGCCGCCCATGTTAAACATCTTGCCTTTGGTCTTACCTTGTTTGGCAATACCATCTGCACGTTTGGAAGCGGACCCGCCAGCAGCCATTTTCTTGACGCCGCCGCCTTTCTTCATATCCATTTCGGCTTTCTCATGCTTGATCATAGCAGCAGGAGCGCCCTTCTTTTTCATAAAAGCTACTTCTTTACCAACCATTTTCTTTGACTCGGCCATGCCGCCTTTAGCCATCTTGCCTACGCCATCAGCCGCAAAACTAGGAACCATTTTGCCGCCCTTGTTGACCATAGGCATGCCACCTTCTGCGTAACCCTTTTTCATTTCACCACCTTTACCAAATTTACGGCCCTTGTCGGCCTGTGAAAAGTCCTCGCCCACGGACTTGGGAACGCCAACCTTTTTGGCAAAGGCGGGGCTGTGGGCTACAGCCTCCATGAAATTGTGCTGCTTCTTTGATGTACTAGGCATGTTTCTCTACCAGTCGGTCAATCTTAGACTCAAGGCGATCAAGACGATCAAAGATGCGATTGATGTCTGCGTCTAGTTGTGACTTAGTAACATACTCCCGGGCAATCTCTTCGCGGGTCTTGTTAATCAGCACTTGAAGGCGCTTTATCTCGTCATACATGCTCTTGAGGAAGAACCCCGCAACGCTGACACCTACTGAAAGAACTGCGTTCCAAATAGTATGTTCCACATTCACCTCAACAGTTCCACGCCCGCAGGCTTTTGTTAATCCGGGAGTTTGGGTCTTTGGCTGTTTTCGCTGAGGTGAGTTTCGACTTCATGCCTTCCATCCGAGAGCAGAAGCTCTTCTTTCTCCCGGCGTCTGCGGTCGTTTTTGGTTTCGGGGCGGGGGGCTTTAGGTTCATCCCTTGTGATTTCGCGGACGCCCGTCCCTTTGCGTTCAGGCCCCCCTTGGGGTCCTTCCCTTCTGCTCTTTGCCATGCAGGAGATTTAGCCATAAAACACCGTAATCTTGGCCGAAGTTGGCAAAGTCACATGCACATCGGTATAAAACAAAATCCCTTCGCCGGGAATTATTAACGCAATTGGTTGTGTGCCGGTTGCAATATTAAACTGTAGACGAATAGGTCCACTAGAACCACCGTCACGGAAAATAACATCCCCGGCAGTGCCACCCGAAACACACTGATAGGCTTTAACCCGAGTACGGCTAGAAATAATAGTAGCCGTAGCAGAGTCTAAGTGTGCCGACTTTACATCAGTTTGCTGCATTGCAGCCCCCTATCCTGTTAAGCAGTACGTGTGAAAGCGTATGCTGTGGCACTAGAGAACATAATTCTGAAGCATGCCAAACCAGTAACGCCGGACGGTACAGTCAGAAGACCAGCACCGGCTCCAGAGCCAGCGGCAGCGGCAGCGGAAAGGATGCCGTTGGTAGCCACGGCAATCGTCACTGTGTTTGCCCCAGCAGTGTTGTCAACGTACAGGTCCAATACAGTACCCCTAGTCGCGCCAAGGGCTGCGCCTAACAAAGTACCAGTAGGCAAGGTGATAGTTGTTGCAGCGGCGGAAGTAGAAGTAATGTACCCAGTTGCAACTTCTGCTGCGGTGGCTGTGGCTGTTGCGTTGATCGCGGCAGTCGTGGGGTGGTTCTGATCAGTAAAAACCAGATTGGTGGTCGTCAAATCGGTTACGCTGGTAGTAACGCCGAGAGTGGATGTGGTGGTAACCGCGCCAGTAGTTGGATCAATAGAAACGGTTTGAAAACCGTTTTGCGAACGTACTGGGCCGCTAAATGTACTGTTAGCCATAATAAAATCCTCAAATCAAAACTTGCTGTCTCTTGAGGGAAGTCTGCCTAGTCAGTCAGCAAGTCGGTGGTCTAGGTACGTGTCTTTATATCACAGTAAAATAAAAACACCAAACAAAAAGAAAGGGGGGCTTGTGGCCCCCCTCCCTCACACCGATCAGCTAGATCCGGGTGAACCGAAAATACCGAGCGGATCAGACACGCCGAACGAATAACGCTCGCGTGCCTTGTAACGGATGTTACCCGTATCAAAGTCACCATCATGCGACGTAGCCAGCGGGACACGCACAAAGTGCTTCAGTCCGTTAGGAACATCAGTGGTCAAGAACCAACCATTATTGTCGGTCAAGAAGTGGTTAACAGTGTAACCACCGGGGATCGAACCATTGTTCTTCAGCGCGTTCACGTCGTTATCGGTAGTACCGACACGCAGTTCCGTCTCAAGGAGGCGGGTTGAAACGAACATAAGAGCAGGAGGAACAACCAATTTGACGGGTTTAGCGGCGATCAGCAGACCACGTTCATCCGTCCATGCAGCGATTTGAATAACAGCAGACTCCAAAGAAGTCTCATTCAAGTCGGCAGCAGTGGCTGGCGTGTTGCTGTTAGTACCACCAGAAACCAGCGGATGAGCCGTGCTAAACAGGGGCTGGCCGTCGCCATACTTAAACGCTGAGTTAAACCCGTTGTTCAGGATGTTGGCAGCTTTAACCTGCTTGGTGTACGCCATTGCGCGAGCCAGAGCTTTGGTATAACGCGAGGACAGGGAGTCATAGAGGTTATCCTCCATTGCCTCTTCCGTCACCGAGAAACCCATTGCAATGGTTTCGTGGTTGTAACGAGCGGTCCATGCCTCTTGTGCGTTGTCGTACGAGATTGCCTGACCTTCGTTCTTAACCGGTGCAGCACCAAAGCCCGAGAGCTTGGTTTCTTCTTCAAAAGAACGCTCGGAGTTTTCCGTATCGAAAATCTCTTTGTGCTCTTCGGGATACCGCTTGTACTCCAGACCGAACAGAGCGTTAAGCCCCGGGAGGAGTTCCTTAAGTAGTTGGGCGCGTGAAATAGCCATGATTTACTCCTTAGACGCCAGCGGCGAGCAGATAGCTGTGGTAACCGAAGTTCCAGCCAACGATCACTTCTGGGAAACCGACGAACGACACGCTTGCGCCAGAGGTGGCGGTCACAGCCGAACTAACGGTAATAGTAGAAGTGCTGGTCACAACGCCGGTAACAACCAAGTTAGAGAGCGTTGGG